CTACGATAACCGCGCATTCAACATGGCTATCTGTTCGTCGTTCATGTCATCAATCCACATACCGTAAATTTCATACACCATTTGCGCAGTTTCATGCCCCATCTGGCTGGCTATAAATGCCGGGTTCGCTCCTGCCGTCAACAGCCAGCAGGCAAAAGTATGTCGCGTATGGTACGGATTACGGCGGCGAATACCAGCACGTTTTACTGCTGCATTCCATCTTGCACCCAAACTGCTTACCGAGTAATAAGGTTTCTGTTTTTCGTTACACACCCTGGGCATGAAAACAAAATGCAGTTTTTGCTTTTCAGTTCTGCCGTACTCCCGATGATAAAAAGTGATTTCGCTTTTGCGATGATGCCCGGTCAGTTTGTATTGCTCCTTCAGTGCTTCAAGAGCCGGCTGCAGTAATGTTACCGTCCGGATCCCGGCATTTGTTTTTGGGGGACCGAACATATCAAGTATCGTCAGGTTTCTTCTGACATTCACAATTCCCTTCTCGAAATCCACATCCTCCCACGCCAGAGCTGCCAGTTCCCCGTGACGAAGCCCGGAGTAAACGGCAAATTTCCACAAGTTTTGGCTCTGTCCTTTTTCACTTTCCATTAATGCATTGAATTCTGTTTTAGATAACGGGTCAGGTTTTATTCTGTTTCGCTGTAATTTTTTTACTCCTTCAAATGGTTTGGTTGATATAAATCCCGACTGATACGCAAAACGTAACAACGAACAGAGCAGGGCGATATAGTTATCAACTGTGCGCACGATTCTTCCTTTTTTGTTGGATCTTGGATTATCTAGGTAAAGCGTTTCTCCATGCAGCAGTTCATTCCGGTAGTTTAAGATTGAGGTAGCCTGAGTTTAACGGACACTCCTTCCTGAAATAGAATGGCATCAGAAGGAGCTAATAATGAGCAGAAAAAACCAACGTTACTCTAAAGAGTTCAAAGCCGAAGCTGTCAGAACGGTTCTTGAAAATCAACTTTCGATCAGTGAAGGCGCTTCCCGATTATCCCTTCCTGAAGGCACTTTAGGACAATGGGTTACCGCCGCCAGAAAAGGGCTCGGTACTCCTGGTTCCCGCACGGTGGCTGAACTGGAATCTGAAATTCTGCAACTGCGTAAGGCGTTAAATGAAGCTCGCCTTGAGCGAGATATATTAAAAAAAGCAACAGCGTATTTTGCACAGGAGTCGCTGAAAAATACGCGTTAATCGAACAATGGCGACAACAATTTCCCATTGAACCGCCCCGGGAATCCTGGAGACTAAACTCCCTGAGAAAGAGGTAAACAGGATGACTAAAAATACTCGTTTTTCCCCCGAAGTCCGTCAGAGGGCGATTCGTATGGTTCTGGAAAGTCAGGGCGAATATGACTCACAGTGGGCGGCAATTTGTTCCATTGCCCCAAAGATTGGCTGTACACCGGAGACTCTGCGTGTCTGGGTACGCCAGCATGAGCGGGATACCGGAGGCGGTGATGGCGGGCTCACCACCGCTGAACGTCAGCGTCTGAAAGAGCTGGAACGTGAAAATCGTGAACTGCGCCGCAGTAACGATATCCTTCGCCAGGCTTCCGCTTATTTTGCGAAGGCGAAGTTCGACCGCCTCTGGAAAAAGTGATGCCACTGCTGGATAAGCTGCGTAAGCTGTACGGGGTCGGACCGGTATGCAGTGAACTACATATTGCCCCGTCAACGTATTACCACTGTCAGCAACAGCGACATCATCCTGATAAACGCAGTGCCCGTGCGCAGCGCGATGACTGGCTGAAGAAAGAGATACTGCGTGTATACGATGGGAATCATCAGGTATACGGTGTGCGTAAAGTCTGGCGTCAGTTGTTACGGGAAGGTATCAGAGTGGCCAGATGCACTGTGGCACGTCTCATGGCGGTTATGGGACTTGCCGGTGTTCTCCGGGGTAAAAAGGTCCGTACGACCATCAGCCGGAAAGCCGTTGCCGCAGGCGACCGCGTAAACCGTCAGTTCGTGGCAGAACGACCTGACCAGCTGTGGGTGGCTGATTTTACTTACGTCAGCACATGGCAGGGCTTCGTCTATGTGGCGTTCATCATTGATGTGTTTGCCGGATACATCGTGGGGTGGCGGGTCTCATCGTCCATGGAAACGACATTCGTGCTGGATGCTCTGGAGCAGGCGTTATGGGCCCGTCGACCGTCCGGCACGGTCCATCACAGTGATAAAGGTTCTCAGTATGTATCGCTGGCCTACACACAGCGGCTTAAGGAAGCCGGATTACTGGCATCAACAGGAAGTACAGGCGACTCGTATGACAACGCGATGGCGGAGAGCATCAATGGTCTTTACAAAGCGGAGGTAATACACCGTAAGAGCTGGAAAAACCGTGCAGAAGTGGAACTGGCCACACTCACGTGGGTGGACTGGTATAATAATCGACGATTGCTGGAAAGGCTGGGCCATACTCCTCCGGCAGAAGCAGAAAAAGCTTATTATGCTTCCATCGGAAACGATGATCTGGCAGCCTGAGTTCACAGATAAAACACTCTCCAGGAAACCCGGGGCGGTTCAAACTGCCGGAACTGCCTGCTCGTATAATGACTGCCCTGATCGCTGTGGAACATCACCCCGCCGGGCTTACCACGGGTTTCCCATGCCATTTCCAGCGCTTTCATGGTGAGCCTGCTGTCCGGCGAGAACGACATGGCCCAGCCCACTGGTTTTCTTGCGAACAGGTCGAGAACAACGGCGAGGTACGCCCAGCGCTTACCCGTCCAGATACAGGTCACATCACCGCACCACACCTGATTTGGCTCGGTCACGGCGAACTGCCTTTCAAGGTAGTTAGGGATAGCAACATGTTCATGACCACCACGTTTATACCGGTGAGTCGGCTGCTGACAGCTGACCAGCCCCAGCTCTTTCATGAGCCTGCCAGCAAGCCAGCGTCCCATCTGGTAGCCTCTCCGGGTTGCCATTGTGGCGATGCTTCTTGCTCCGGCCGAACCATGGCTGATGCCATGTAGCTCAAGTACCTGACTGCGTAATACAGCCCGTCTGCCGTCTGGTTTTTCAGGACGGTTTTTCCAGTATCTGTAGCTGCTGCGATGAACCCCGAACACTTGGCAGAGTGTGACCACAGGATAATGCGCTCTGAGTTTCCCGATTATCGAGAACTGTTCAGGGAGTCTGACATCAAGAGCGCGGTAGCCTTTTTTAATATTTCATTCTCCATTTCAATGCGTTGTAGCTTTTTCCTCAGCTTACGTATTTCGATTTGTTCTGGTGTTATCGGAGAGGCTTTTGGTGTTTTGCCCTGACGCTCATCACGCAGTTGTTTGACCCATCTTGTCATTGTGGAAAGGCCAACATCCATAGCTTTGGCGGCATCTGCCACCGTGTATTTCTGGTCAACAACCAGTTGAGCGGATTCGCGTTTAAACTCTGCGCTAAAATTTCTTTTTTTCATTGGAGCACCTGTGTTGTTCTGAGGTGAGCATATCACCTCTGTTCAGGTGGCCAAATTCAGTGTGCCACTTCAGCCCGAAAGGGCGGGGAGCAGTCACACATCTGTTTCCGATAGCCCCGTTCTAATGCTACACTCTTTGATATTTTTATGACCCCAATAAACATATTTATGACAGTTGCTGATTTCAAACGGCCCAAATTGGAGCTCCCAAACGGGGCAAACAAACTACTACTGCACTCTTGCTGTGCTCCATGTTCCGGTGAGGTGATGGAGGCGCTTCAGGCCTCGGGAATCGACTACACCATCTTTTTCTACAACCCGAACATTCATCCTCAGAAAGAGTATTTAATTCGTAAGGATGAGAATATTCGCTTTGCTGAACAACACGGCGTGCCGTTTATTGATGCTGATTACGACACAGACAACTGGTTTGAACGAGCCAAAGGAATGGAATGGGAGCCCGAACGAGGGATCCGTTGCACCATGTGTTTTGACATGCGTTTTGAGCGGACAGCGCTGTACGCCGCTGAAAATGGTTTCAGTGTGATCAGCAGTTCACTGGGCATTTCACGCTGGAAAAATATGCAGCAGGTTAACGACTGTGGGCGGCGAGCCGTCGCGCATTATCCGGGCATGGTGTACTGGGATTATAACTGGCGCAAGCAGGGAGGCTCGTCCCGTATGATTGAAATCAGCAAGCGCGAAAAATTCTATCAGCAGGAATATTGTGGCTGTGTGTATTCTCTGCGCGATACCAATCTACACCGCAAATCTCAGGGACGCCCTCTTATCAAAATTGGTCAACTCCACTACGGTAAAGAAGAGAAGGAGTGATTTTATGGGGCACCTTTCTGATTGATTTCATATTGGCGAGGTAAGTAGAATGACTGCGGGTGCTTGAGGCTATCTGCTTCAGGCATGAACACTAAAAGGCAGATAGAGAAAAGCCCCAGTTAACATTACGCGTCCGGCAAGACGCTTAACATTAATCTGAGGCCAATTTCATGCTTTGCACATGTAGGTTAGCCTCTTACATGCCGAAAGGCAAGGAGAAGCAGGCTATGAAGCAGCAAAAGGCGATGTTAATCGCCCTGATCGTCATCTGTTTAACCGTCATAGTGACGGCACTGGTAACGAGGAAAGACCTCTGTGAGGTACGAATCCGAACCGGCCAGACGGAGGTCGCTGTCTTCGTAGACTACGAATCCAGGAAGTAAGAGTGACCGGGCGGGGAGCTGATCCCATCCCCGCCCACCTCTGATGTGTCAGGCATCCTCAACGCACCCGCACTTAACCCGCCCATCGCTGTGATCTCTCAGCGTTTCGGCGGGTTTTTTGTTGTTTATTTCCGGTGAATTTGATTCGCGCACCTTCGCAGATAGAATCGACTCACTTAAGTAGCGCGCAGGGAGAAGAGGGATGGACCCCGAACAGGGGAGAGCTATTTATCTGGAAGGATTCTGAAGATGAAAATCGAAGAATTGCGTGAAATTTTTAGTGAAAATGGCCTCTATGCTGTGCGCGTTGAGAATGGAGCGATTGTCAGCCATTGCCGCATTAGATGTTTGCAATCTCAACAAAGGAAGAGCGGTGCTGTGTTATTTTATTTTTGTAATGGACTTCTGACGGACGGTTTTATTTTGCGTGAGGACGAATTTGTCACATCATTACGGGTTTTGAAAGAGATTGGTTTTAAGGCTGGTTTTCTGCTTTTGCTGAAGAATAAACTCATCTACAATCTTGAGCAGGATTGAACTCCTGCTGTGTAACACCGTGCCACCGGAGAAAGCCGATGGCCATATACAACTGATCAAACAAACCTCTTCCGGATTACTTCTCCCGGCGACGCCGGAGAGTTGCGATTTTCTGCATCAAATCAAAACAGGTGAGTGGATACACGCAGACTTTAAGCGTGTGCGTAACTACGCATTCCACAAGCGTTTTTTCAAACTCCTGCAACTGGGATTCGATTACTGGACTCCGATCGGTGGGGCGATTACGCCTCGCGAACGAGAACTGGTATCAGGCTTCGTTGAGTACCTGTGCGAATCAGTAGGCCGGGAACATACGCCAGCTCTGAGCGAAGCCGCAGAGCAATATCTGAATACAGTTGCGACACGCAGAACCCGAGATACAGCATTGCTAAAGTCGTTTGAGGCTTTCCGCGAGTGGGTAACCATTCAGGCCGGATTTTACACCGAGCATATTTATCCGGACGGTAGCCGTGGGCGCAGGGCGAAATCCATCTCGTTTGCGAATATGGACGAAACCGAGTTTCAGCAGGTTTATAAATCTGTGCTGAATGTACTGTTGAACTGGATCCTGTTCCGTAAATTTTCCTCTCCGGAACAAGTCGAAAATGTGGCCGCGCAGCTACTGGAGTTTGCGTAATGGTGGATTTACGTAAAGCGGCGCGGGGGCAGATGTGCACCGTCAGAATTCCTGGCTACTGCAATCACGATCCGGAAACGTCTGTGCTGGCGCATTACCGACTGGCGGGTAAAAACAAGCGATTACACCAAAGAAGAATTACGCCTGATGCATGCAGAAGGTGTTTTTCGCACGCAAGAAATCTGGAGAAAGGATGAGGTAGCCTGAGTTTAACGGACACTCCTTCCTGAAATAGAATGGCATCAGAAGGAGCTAATAATGAGCAGAAAAAACCAACGTTACTCTAAAGAGTTCAAAGCCGAAGCTGTCAGAACGGTTCTTGAAAATCAACTTTCGATCAGTGAAGGCGCTTCCCGATTATCCCTTCCTGAAGGCACTTTAGGACAATGGGTTACCGCCGCCAGAAAAGGGCTCGGTACTCCTGGTTCCCGCACGGTGGCTGAACTGGAATCTGAAATTCTGCAACTGCGTAAGGCGTTAAATGAAGCTCGCCTTGAGCGAGATATATTAAAAAAAGCAACCGTGTATTTTGCACAGGAGTCGCTGAAAAATACGCGTTAATCGAACAATGGCGACAACAATTTCCCATTGAAGCGATGTGTCAGGTATTTGGTGTATCCAGGAGCGGTTATTACAACTGGGTACAGCATGAACCCTCAGACAGAAAACAAAGTGATGAGCGGCTAAAACTGGAGATTAAGGTGGCACATATCCGCACTCGCGAAACATATGGAACCCGGCGGCTCCAGACGGAGCTGGCAGAGAATGGCATCATCGTTGGTCGTGACCGACTGGCACGTCTTCGTAAGGAGCTAAGGCTACGCTGTAAGCAGAAACGCAAGTTCAGAGCGACTACGAACCCGAACCACAATCTGCCAGTTGCGCCAAATCTGCTGAACCAGACGTTCGCTCCTACAGCACCAAATCAGGTCTGGGTGGCGGACCTGACGTATGTTGCCACACAGGAGGGATGGTTGTACCTCGCTGGCATCAAAGATGTTTATACGTGCGAAATTGTCGGCTACGCCATGGGAGAGCGCATGACAAAAGAGCTGACAGGTAAAGCCCTGTTTATGGCGCTCAGGAGCCAGCGCCCACCTGCCGGGCTAATCCACCACTCTGATCGAGGTTCACAGTACTGCGCATACGATTACCGGGTCATACAGGAGCAGTCTGGTCTGAAAACATCAATGTCGCGTAAAGGTCACTGTTACGACAACGCTCCGATGGAAAGCTTCTGGGGAACGCTGAAAAATGAGAGCCTGAGCCACTATCGTTTTAATAACCGGAATGAAGCCATCTCAGTAATACGGGAATACATTGAGATTTTCTACAATCGTCAGCGTCGTCACTCTCGTCTGGGGAATATCTCCCCGGCAGCCTTCAGGGAAAAATATCATCAGATGGCTGCTTAAAAAAAGAACAAATGGTAGTGTCCGCTATTGCCAGTACACCTCAGGAAGGTTATTTATGATTTACCCAACAAATACAGGCAAAAGCGGGGAACACCTTCGTCTCACCACGCTGGAAAGTGTCTGGATTCAGGGAAAACTGCGCATGTGGGGGCGCTGGTCGTATATTGGCGGCGGTAAGACGGGGAATATGTTCAACCAGTTGTTGGCCTCTAAAAAGCTGACAAAAACGGCAATTAACGAGGCGCTCCGGAGGATGAAAAAAGCAGGTCTGAACAAGTCTGAACTTGAGGCTTTTTTGCGGGATATGATTAACGGTAAGCAAAAGAGCTGGCTGGCGCATTGTACTGATGCAGAGGCGTTATGTATTGATCGGGTCATAAGTGAGGTGCTGGCAGAGCATCCAGGATTGATTAGCGTCCTTCGGCAACGGTATGAGGGGCGGGGGATGACCAAACGCAAAATGGCTGAACTGCTGAATGATGCACACCCGAAATGGAGTTTAAGAACCTGTGAAAGACGCATTGAGCATTGGCTAAAGGTGGCAGAATTTATTTTGTACAAACCAATGGTTATGGCTTTTGGTATAGAGAAAAAAGTTATTGCTTTTTGACGTAAAAACTGCTTCAATTCTTGTACGCTTCGCAAAGCTGTACCGCGAGGCGAATAGCAGACATGGACATTTGAAAGAGCCCGCTTTATGCGGGTTTTTTTATACCTGAAAAACGGCACAGGACGTTAAACGTGCTGGTGGTCAGATGAGTTTGCAGATGTGATGACATATGGTTATTATTCTGCCTCCGGCCCTTTAGCTCAGTTGGTCAGAGCGAGCGACTCATAATCGCCAGGTCGCTGGTTCAAGTCCAGCAAGGGCCACCAACCACCACTAGCTCATCCGGATAGAGCATCAACCTTCTAAGTTGACGGTGCGAGGTTCGAGTCCTCGGTGGTGGGCCAGCGCCGACTTAGCTCAGCAGGCAGAGCAACTGACTTGTAATCAGTAGGTCACCAGTTCGATTCCGGTAGTCGGCACCATATGCGGGCATCGTATAATGGTTATTACCTCAGCCTTCCAAGCTGATGATGCGGGTTCGATTCCTGAAGTGGCACACTGAATTTGGCCACCTGAACAGAGGTGATATGCTCACCTCAGAACAACACAGGTGCTCCAATGAAAAAAAGAAATTTTAGCGCAGAGTTTAAACGCGAATCCGCTCAACTGGTTGTTGACCAGAAATACACGGTGGCAGATGCCGCCAAAGCTATGGATGTTGGCCTTTCCACAATGACAAGATGGGTCAAACAACTGCGTGATGAGCGTCAGGGCAAAACACCAAAAGCCTCTCCGATAACACCAGAACAAATCGAAATACGTAAGCTGAGGAAAAAGCTACAACGCATTGAAATGGAGAATGAAATATTAAAAAAGGCTACCGCGCTCTTGATGTCAGACTCCCTGAACTGTTCTCGATAATCGGGAAACTCAGAACGCATTATCCTGTGGTCACACTCTGCCAAGTGTTCGGGGTTCATCGCAGCAGCTACAGATACAGGAAAAACCGTCCTGAAAAACCAGACGGCAGACGGGCTGTATTACGCAGTCAGGTACTTGAGCTACATGGCATCAGCCATGGTTCGGCCGGAGCAAGAAGCATCGCCACAATGGCAACCCGGAGAGGCTACCAGATGGGACGCTGGCTTGCTGGCAGGCTCATGAAAGAGCTGGGGCTGGTCAGCTGTCAGCAGCCGACTCACCGGTATAAACGTGGTGGTCATGAACATGTTGCTATCCCTAACTACCTTGAAAGGCAGTTCGCCGTGACCGAGCCAAATCAGGTGTGGTGCGGTGATGTGACCTGTATCTGGACGGGTAAGCGCTGGGCGTACCTCGCCGTTGTTCTCGACCTGTTCGCAAGAAAACCAGTGGGCTGGGCCATGTCGTTCTCGCCGGACAGCAGGCTCACCATGAAAGCGCTGGAAATGGCATGGGAAACCCGTGGTAAGCCCGGCGGGGTGATGTTCCACAGCGATCAGGGCAGTCATTATACGAGCAGGCAGTTCCGGCAGTTATTGTGGCGATACCAGATCAGACAGAGTATGAGCCGGCGCGGAAACTGCTGGGATAACAGCCCAATGGAACGCTTCTTCAGGAGTCTGAAGAACGAATGGATGCCGGTGGTGGGTTACGTAAGCTTCAGCGAGGCAGCTCACGCCATAACGGACTATATCGTTGGATATTACAGCGCACTAAGACCGCACGAATATAACGGTGGGTTACCCCCAAACGAATCGGAAAATCGATACTGGAAAAACTCTAACTCGGTGGCCAGTTTTTGTTGACCACTTCAGGGCGTATGCGAACGCTTTCGCCAGTTCTGAGTGTCGCGACAGGGTTTTCATCTTTTCACGCAGCCAGCTTTCCAGGGATTTCAGCAGCGGTTTCGTTTTCAACTGACGTTCGGCAAGGCGCTGCTCCGCCGTCATTCCCCTTATCTCTGCCTCGATGGCGTACAGTTCGCCGATCCGTTTCAGCGCTTCCTCCGTCAGGGCTGACGGGGTGCGAACGTGCACATCGTGGATTTTACGGCGGGCGTGAGCCCAACAGGCGGCTTCCGTTATCCGGCCATCCCGGTACAGCTCGTTGAACCCGGCGTATGCATCCGCCTGCAGTACACCACTGAACCCCGCAAGATGGGTCTGCGGATGGATGCCTTTTCTGTCCGGGCTGTAAGCGAACCACACCGCCGGCGCCAGCGTTGACCCGGCGTTACGGTCGTCACGAACGTAGGTCCATAACCGCCCGGTCTTCGTTTTCTTATTGCCTGGCAACAGCACCGGGACAGGCGTGTCATCAGCATGGAGCTTACCGTCAGTCAGCACATAGTCCTGAAGCGCTTCTTCCAGCGGTGACAGTAGCCGGCAGCATGCATCCACCCAGCCCGACAGCAGTGAACGACTCAGCTCCACGCCCTGGCGGCCGTACATTTCAGACTGGCGGTACAGCGGGGTGTGCTCTGCATACTTTGAGATCAGCACGCGGGCCAGCAGCCCCGGTCCTGCGATACCCCGCTCGATGGGCCGTGAAGGCGCGGGGGCCTGCACGATGGCATCGCACTGAGTACAGGCATGCTTTTCACGTACAGTCCGGATAACCCGGAAGACGCTGCGCATCAACTCCAGCTGTTCGGCGGCATCCTCACCCAGATAGCTCAGTGAGCCTCCACATTCCGGGCAGCATGACGCTGCCGGCAGCAGCCGTTTTTCATCGCGGGGGAGTGATTCGGGGAACGGTTTGCGGGTGCGGGTTTGACGCAGCGGGCGCTGCACGGCCGGGTCGTCAACCCGACCGGTAAGGGTATCACTTTCTTTCTGAAGTGCCTTCAGGTCAGCTTCCATCTGTGCGATACGACGGGAGACTTTTTCGGAGCGGCTGCCGAAGTTCATCCGGCGCAGCTTATCCAGCTGTGCCTGCAGATGGTCTATTTCGCGTTCACGCTCGTTCAGCTTTTCCAGCAGGGCACGGTTCAGCGCCTCCTGTTCGGCAAGGAGACGTTTCAGTGCATTGATATCGTCAGGAAGTGAGCCGCTCATACCGGGTATATTACCAGGCTCATTCAGCGTCGACCAGGATAAAGAGGCTTACAACATAGTCAGGGACGTAAGCAGTCTTTTAATGCTGCCGCCAGTCGATACCTTCAAGGAGCATCGCCAGCTGTGCCGGTGTGAGGAACACTTTGCCATCCCGGGCTGACGGCCAGGCGAAGCGGCCGCGCTCCAGCCGTTTGGTCAGCAGACACAGTCCATCGCCGGTAGACCAGAGGAGCTTTACCTGACTGCCATTACGCCCACGGAAGATAAAAACGTGACCTGACATCGGATCGTCTTTCAGCGTCGTCTGCACCTTTGCCGCCAGGCCGTTGAAGCCATTTCTCATATCGGTGATACCGGCAACCAGCCAAATTTTGGTCCCGGAAGGTAACGGGATCATCGCTTCAGTTCCTGTATCAGCAGAGTCAGGAGCTTTTCGCTGACATTGCCATTGAAGCGGAGCGTCCCGTGCCGGAACGTTACCTCACAGCTGATACTGAGGGTTTCCGGATCCTCTGCGAGCGATTCTGGCTGTTCGGCAGCTGCATCGAGAGTCACAGGAAGTAGCTGGGGGCTCTCTGAAGAAGGTAATAGCAGCTTTCCCTCGCGCCATTGTTGTCGCCATTTGAACAACAGATTGGCGTTAATGCCATTTTCAAGAGCAAGTTTTGAGATGGATATCCCGGGTTCACAGGAGGCAGCAACGAGCTGCTGTTTAAATTCGGGAGGATAATTAGGGCAGCCTTTTCGCCTGCCGGGATTCACATTTTTCTGCATATCTGACACTTTGGTTCCCACTACTTATTTGGTGGACACCACTTTGTCTAATTCGTCAGATTCTGACCAGACGGTTCAGGCTGTACGCTTACAGTTGATGCAGTCGTTGTACGACTGGATACAGTTGCAGAGGAAAACGCTGTCGAAACATGCGGAGATGGCGAAGGCGTTCGACTATATCCTGAATCACTGGAATGCGCTGAACGAGTTCTGTCGTGACGGCTGGGTGGAAATAGACAACAACATCGGTGAAAACGCGTTACGATCGGTGGCGGTTGGAAGAAAAAATTATCTTTTTTTCGGCTCAGACAAGGGAGGAGAAAGTGCGGCGATCATCTACAGTCTGCTGGTCACCTGCAAACAGAACGAAGTGGAGCCGGAGGACTGGTTGCGCGAAGTGATCGAGAAGCTCAATGACTGGCCGTCGAACCAAGTGCATGAACTGCTGCCCTGGAACTTCTCGTCTGTAAAATAA